CAGCTACTTTCCAAGCAGATCCAGTGTGCCACTTTAAACCTGTGGTAGAGTTGAAATAAACCAAGCCAACCACAGGGCTAGTTAAATCACTAGCAGAAACCTGAAGCTGCGCTCTGATCAGTTCGCCGTAAATCTGTGCCATGTCATACTCCTACAAGTCTGTATGTTCCCGCTGGCAGCGGTGATGAAACTGTTATTCTTACATTGGTTGCAGATGTTGCTTTTATGCTAACATACATACACTCAAAGTCATTACTATTATCTTTTAACTGCCATATAGCAAAACGCGCATCTGCACCAGAAACTGTAACGTCTTTAAGAGTATCTGTACCGTTCCATGACGTGTCATAGTATACCCTAAAACCGCCTACTTGTTTAATGGCTAGGCCAGTATCAAGGTAAAGATTTTGATCTGTTGTTAAATAATAAGCCTTACCTGGCGTCGTAGACGAAGATGATGGCAAAGTATCAACATTTTCAAACCTTAAGCCTTTGTGCTGTCCGGCAGAATAGATATCTTTCCAACGCTTAGTCGCTCCGCCTAAATCTGTTCCATCCCACTGGGTAGAATAAGAAGCATCTGTAAATGGCCTTAAAACGCTTTTTACCTGAACAGAGCCTTTGGAAGCATTAGATGTGCTTTCAAGATCTAAACTTTCACCAGCAGCAGTACCGCCAATAATTGCTTGTCCACCAGCACGCCCTGCAAGCAAAGCAAACTGCGTGTGTCCTGCATCACCAGTTGTAAGACCGCCAAGCGAACTATGAGCAATCTCTGTATCCGGAGCACTTGCAAGCCATTGTGTTCCGTCCCAAAACAAAGCATCGCCAACCTGTGCGCCTTGGCTTCTGTCTGCCACGCGGTAATTGGCGTCTTTTAGTTTCATTAAATCAGAAATTGGGAAAGTATTTGTGTTATCTTTAATTGATTGGCTTATAAACAAATCGCGCCAACGCGCTACTCCTACCCCAAGATCTCTTGTGCCATCACCCGTTGGATAAAGATGGCTAGAAACGCTTACATTGCCGCCGTTTGGTTGCAGAACAATATTAGAACTAGCCGCAACAGAACTAAGCACAACGCCTTGCATTTTAAGGCCGCCAGCTTGCAAATATGACGTAGCACCAGACACAATAAGCGGAGCATCAACTACACTTACTTGATATCCGGTTAATAATGTGCTTCCAAGAACAATAGAACCTGTACCATTTGCAGATATATTAAGGCTACTATTAGTAACACTTGTTTGTATGTTGTTGTCATACAAATATAGATTATTCATTAAATACAAATCACCAGCATAAATTACGCCAGTGGTTGTAAAGTTAAGATCATTTAAACTAACATTTGTTGTATCACAATCTATATTTCCATTAGTAAACGTAAAATCTGCAACCTTAGATCCAGACGGCAAGTTTAGTCCGCTAGTCAAGATAAGGCTGTCAGCATAGATATCGCCTAGTGTACGAAGGTCGGCAGTATCAAAATCAATCTCACCAGTGCTGTCAATAATTTGACCCACGCCCGTAATAGATGTGGTTCCGGCAGCAATAGCGCCTTGTGTATTTAGGTTAGTTGTCCCCATGCTGATATCGCCGGATGAATCTGTAAGAGATCCTCCAGACAATGACATGGTGCCAACATTAACTTCGTGTGCCCATACAGACATCCATCTTTCGTCTGTGGTTCCAAGAGATAATTCATTATCTGTAGCCGGTCTAAAATGGTCTGTAACCTGCACAAATCCAGTCTGTGGGCCAGCACCGTCACCGCTATTTGCAGACAGTGTAAGGTTTGTATTAGGCGATGCTCCGCCATATACGCGCTGTCCGGCATATAAGCCAGTAATTGGTGTGCCAGTCTCATCAGCATCATCATGGCCAATCTTTTGGACATAAAAGCCAAGAGTTTGGTTTTGCCAAGCAGACAAAATAGAATCTGTAGACCAATCGACATCATAGATTTTATGCCAGCTTGGTGCGGCTTCGCCTTCGCGCTGTTCCCAGCGATATCCAGCACTGCGTCCATCACCGTCATCATTTACTACGCGGTAATCAGCAAGAGTGTTTCCTGTCAAAGGAAGATCTGCTGGAGTTGGTACGGCTGGCTTGGCGTTGGGATAAATAACGGCGATTAGATAGTCTAACGCGCCTTGCATATTGGTAACGTCTGGAAGATTTGGGTTTGCATACCCAAAATCAGACATACTATGAACGAAAGGATGCTGGTTCTGGTTCCAGATCTGAAACCTATGGTGATTAAAGATCATCCTGATCTCCTAATATATTAAAACAGCTCCCACGAAGCATCCCAAGTGGCTGTCTCTTCTTTCATGTATAAAACTCTAGTAGATAGCCCGTCGTAGGCATATCTAACAACAGAACAAGGAGTTCCGTCTTTAGCATCAGCTCTAACTGTGTAAACTTCTACCATTCGCCCTGAGCCATCGTATTCACAGTGCTGTTTAACAAGTTCGTTGGCTTGGGTTTTTAAATGGCCTGTATCTGCCATGACTTTCTCCCATACAGAAGGGGAGAATGGCCACCGTCCTAGCAGCCACACTCCCCCAAAGTTTAACTATTATGCAGGGTATACATAATCGTAATCGATGCTGTGCATGATCGCATTGTGGCCTGGAGCGTTGACTTCCAACTGGCCGAACAAACACATATCAACTACATACTTGAAGCCGTCAGTTCCACGAACTTCAAAGTATTCTTTACCTTCAGGAGACTTGCGTTTACGGAAGCCGCCACGGGTACGGAATACCATCGATTTGAGATCAAGATACATGATCACGTCATCGTCCATCTCCGCAATTCCAACAATGGTCAAAACCCCTTTCACGGAAGTTATTTGAAGCTCAGTCCATCCGTATAGCGAAGCACTTGGTTGCTTCGTAACAGAGAATGGACCTTTTTGAGTTTCAACCAATTTCATGATAGAGCCAAGATGCTTGAACGACATAAGAACCGTATTAGCATTACCTTTAGCTTTACGACGAACTTCAGTGTAACCATCAAAAAGCTTGTCCAAAATATTCGAAGAGCTGACCCCAGACCCGTCGATATTCGTTGCTTGAAGTATGGGGTACAACAATTTACTCACACCATGAACGGTGCTTGAGCCGCCGTTTGCTGCGCTCAAAAGAACTTCGCGGATCGAAGTAAATGAACCAGCAAGTGCGCCTGGATGGTAACATTTAGCAGCTTGTGCAACTGTGTAAGCAGAAACATCAGCAGCAAGTCCGCCGCGTGTTGCAGAAACAGTAACTGTACCTGTTCCAGTTGTTGCAGCATTAACATTGATCGCAATTACATAAACAGTCAAAGGTGCGCTGTTTGCGTCATCAAGAACAAGTTTTTGTCCAATTTGGAATCGATCAATGTGATCAACTTCAAATGTTCCGCCAACTTGTCCGTCAGTAACCAATTGTGCAAAGTGGCTACCTGCGCCAAGAGCTGTAGAAACAACTTGCTTGAAGTAATCAACCATCGAATCAACTTCGCCTGGAAGAATTTTCAAGAAAGTAGCTTCAGGAATTTTGCCTTCAGCGTCCAATAGATCGCGGTGGTTGAAAACAAGAGAAGCCCAAGCTTCTACATAGCTGTCAATCGAACCACGAACATAAACTGATTGAGAGATGTCACCGACATCTGCCAATTGACCGAACTCAACTGTAGATGCACCAGCTCCTTTGAAAGGAACGATGATCTTAGAGCCTTGCCAGCCATTATCGATTTCTAGGTTAGAAAGAAACCAGTCACGCTTGACTAGCTCTTCCATGATCATGCGGTTCGGTAGATACTCATTGAGCATCGACTGAAACGAACTATTTACTACTGTTGCCATTTCTCACTCCTTGAGAATTGTGTTTTGTTAATATTGTTCTGTCAGTTCTTTAGCCCGCTTTTTTAAATCTTCCAGCGACTTCACTGCTGGTTTGACTGCACTTGTCCCGCGACCTTGAATGTTCGGGATGACTGGCTTTTGTGAAGCTTGCACTATCTGCGCACCACCAGCAACCGGAGCAACACCTAGGCTTGGGTTAATTGCTTTCAAATGCTTGATGGCTTCACTTACGGCAAGATTTGCGGGGATGTCCTGTCCACGCGCAGCATATGCCTGACCAATCTGAATGCAGTAATCTTTAAAGGCTTCTGGGCTTCCCATTCCAGCGTTGTATGTGTCTGCCACAACCTTGGCTTCTGGTTGCGATAGAGCCATATCAAGCTCAAAGGTTCGTTGTTGAACTGCAAATTGCTGCTGGCTTTGCTGCAAACGCGCGTTCTCAACTTCGTAATATCGGGCAGCTTCTTTGGCTTGCTTGCTTGCTTGCCACTGAGCCTTCTGCTCAGGCGACATCTGCTCACGTTTTACTAATTCTAAAGCATACCCCAAAATCTTGTCTTTTGGAATATTGAGTCCTTCAAAAAAGCTGTCGAAGTCATTGTCTGATAGATATTTTCCAAGAATGTTAAGAGCTTGATCTGTTTCAGCAGCTTTTGACTTAGTTGCCTCAAGTTCTTCTTTGATGGCTTGATGTTTTGGCTTGATAGAATCAAGACCGTAAGCCTTCTCATAAAGTTCTTTAACTTTCTTCTCCATATCTTGACTTTTGATAACTGGTCTGAGCCACTCATCAATCTCAAGTTCTTTATCCAGCACTTTAAACTTGTAGTTTGGTGTGTATGGATCTTGAGCTGGAGGAACATCTTTAAGATTCTTGTCAATCGCCGTCTTAGGGCTTGCTGTCTTAATGGCATCAAGTCCCTTTGGCTCAGAAGCTTTTGTTTCTACCGCTTCTGTGGTAGGCGTCGTTTCCGGCGCAGTTGTTGTGGTGTCTACCGTTGTCGTTTCTACACTTGTTGATTCAACTTCCATGTCACATCACTCCCATAGGGCTTTGCTGGCCCTGTTGTTGCCCAGATTCGTTCAGTAGCAACCCTGCTACCTCAGCCATCTGAGCTTGATTCATTTGCTGCATAGCATCCTGCGTCATACCTTGCTGTTGAAGCTGCTTTAGCAACCAATCCAGTGCTTGATACGGCAATCTTACGCGCTTAGGTGCTTTCGTAGGATCTGAATCAGGCACATACATATCGGCAGCCACCATAGCTCCACCAGTAGGAATAAACTCAGCTTGAGCAGCTTTTAGAGCAGCAGCCTCTTGAGCTTGCTTGTCTAAATGGAACTGCTCATACTGCGTATACAGGTCTTGAATCTGAGGATCAAGAAGACCGAAGTCTCTTTCCTTCTTGCGTTTAGCAACTTGCTTGAGAACATATGCAGAGTCGTCACTTGGAGAGATCTGCGGCATCTCACCGCGCTCCATTGCAAGGAAGTCATTCTTGACGTTACGCTCATTAATCGTAAAGTCACCAAACGCCTCTTGCCAGTTAGCAAAAGGAAACTGTGTGATGAGTTTTCCGATGTCATCGCGCTCAAGATTGGTGCCAACATACTGCATGATGTGATTGAGAACCAAAGTCTTCCCTAACTTTGTCTCAATCGTCTCTAGTTGGTCTTCTACTTGAATTAAATGTGACAGCGGAGTTGTTGTTTTGAACTCTGCAATGTTAATAACCTCTGCCCGTCCTATGGCAGCGATCAATTCGTCACCTTCAAGGTAGAATTTAGCTAGATCAAGGAACTTCTCACACATTTCAACTAGCATTTCACCAAACTTTGTCGCATAAAATGAGAACTTTTGGGTCTGATTCATGCTGCGAAACAGCATGGCCATAGGGTCTAAATTGGTCGCTTTTTCTTGATCTACTAGGTCAATCATGAGCGCACGGCTCATTTCTTGTTCGTTCATGGCTATGTATTCGTAGAATTGTTCGCCATTTCTTCCAGGTAATATGGTTGGCGGCTGGCCTTGGTATGTAATCCCTCTAACTCCAGGAAGAAGACTACCTTGGGACACCTTCGTACCGGCTTGATAAAGAATCTTATCTTCCGCAATCGTGATACCATGTAAGGCAACCTGCGACGACGCACGGTTTATTTCCGCCTGCCACGGCCTAGCAACCTTAACAATGCTAGTGGCCCTTGCCTTAGTAGGATGTTCGTCAAAACCTTTCCAAGCAATCGGAAAGATCCCTCCAGGTAGAGGCCCTTCTTCAAGGATGCCCGCTTTTGTCGCGATGTAAAAATATCCCTGCGGATACTCCGGAGAAGGTTTAAAGTAGTATTCAAGGAGTAAAGTTTGATCCTTTTCACGTCCATACCCACTTTTCATGGAGTCAAATACTACAAAGTCTTCGTTTGATTCAGTAATGAACTTAATCTTCTCTTCTTGGTCTTTATATCGTTCTTTCAGCACTTTGCTTGATTCAAGCTTCTCAATACCAATCCATCTTGCGTCTTTCATCTGCATACATGATGGATCTCTAAATACATTTTGACCGAAAAGACGTTCAAATACAAATTCTCCAGAAAATACTGGCTTAGACTCATCGGGCACTGGCATACCCATCTCATCTACTGCTGGATTTCCTAGTTCATCTACAGTTGGCTCATATCCTTTGAGCTTTCCTTTAGTAGGATCAAAGAAAATCTTTACCGCACACTCACCGATACCGCAAAAATCACCACAAAGATCACGAATCAAAGCGTTTAGCTTGTATCTTTGTTTTGCGTCTTCCCAAACTGCTTTATTTAGTTCGGCAGACTTCTGATCTTGCAGTTCTGTTTGGTTTCTTGGAGAAATAGTCACGCCAGGAGCTTGAGACATGATGGCGTTGACGTAAATCCTGTGCGCTCTGTGAAGCCAGTTCTTAGTAATGCGTAGTTGATACGGATCTGCCGTGATTCCATTAACTCTGTTGCGTTGCCAGAGATCATTTAAGCGTTTTGAATAATGCTCACCAGAGATAAGCAAAATATTAGAACGCATCTCAGACAATACTTCTTTATCGACTGATTTTGCGTCATCGTGAAGTTTATTTAGCTCATCAATTTTCATGGGCTTCATGGAACGCTCTCCTTTGTTCAGCATTTAAAACTTCACGCTCAAAACCAAATGGGTCGTCAATCATAAGCTGTGACATCCGAACTTCATCCATGAGTTCTTTGTCAATTGCCGCTGGTTTTTTCATTTCGTTTGCATCAACGAAATCACCGACCTCTTGAGATCTTTCCAAAAAAAATTCTACCTCAAATTCGGTAGTCTTTATCTTGCTGACGCCAAGTTTTCGACATTCGTTTATAATACCAAGAAGTTTATAGCGTTTGCTAGTTTCCGTATGCTTCGTTCCATGCGGCAACTTCGTCTTTGAAGTTTTGCCATTCGTCTTTTGAACAGTCTTCATCAAACATCTCCCCACGACGTTGTTTTATTTGCCACTGTTGGTACTGATCTTTTGTCCAATCAGTATGCGGCACTTCTTCGCGTTCTTCATCCTCTAATTTTAAATTTGGAGCAATTTTAACAAAATCCCAAGGAATAAGCTTCAAAACATAACGAAGAGCGTCAGTTAGGTCGTCTTGGTACTTTCTGTTCTTTTCTCCAGCAGGGACAGACATTAACTCCGTGACAAGCTTAGGATTATCGTACACCCCGTCATCAATTGTCAAAGCTCCGGTCTGGAACAATGTGTTAGCTATCTGCTCCCCAGAGTCACGATGCTTGTCGGCAGGCAGGAACGGCTCACCGCTACGACTAGCAATGAGACCAAACTCCCTAGACTGGTAATCATAGCAAGCCTGTGTGATGACTATTCCTTTTCTAAGCTCTTTGTACTTCTCAAGGATGTCTTTGGCTGTTGTCTCTTCGTAATCACCACGCCAAGTCCTAACAACTCTTCCACGATCCAAATCGTTACTGCAAGCGACAATAACCACAGCACCAGCACTCCTACCGCGCCCACCACTACCAATGTCAACGCCAGCATAATACCTCCAGTTAGGTGGAATTTTTTCTGTTGCATCGCCAAGAGCTGTGTCTGGATTAAATGATCCATACCTTCGCCCTTCATCTTTTACAAACCTACCATCGATACGCTTTAAGATCTCCGCCTGGGATGTGCAGTAACCTTCAGCTTCCTTAATCCTCTCAGGAGTCCATTGACTTGGTGTGCCGTCATCGTAGTACATACATTCGCGCATTGATACGCTGCGCTTCCATGCTTGCGGAAACATCTCCTCAGATGTGCCGATACACTCCATGGCTCTATACCAAACCTGCAATCCACGGGTAGCCGTGAAGACTTGATTAAAATATCCCCTTGTGGCACGAAGCCGCGCAAGACATTCGTTTATAATCTCTTCAGGGGCCTCCTCATCGAAGGTCATCATTGCGACAGCACTTGTCTGCAAATTAACAACCTTCTGACCATAGGACTTGAAAAATATACTACACCCACTGCGAAAGTGTATGGCGTGCACATCTCCGCTTTTATACTCAATGTCCCAACCATAGTTCTCATGGTCTTTCATCGCACCACGCGGCAAAAACTCAGGAACCCAAGATTTTTCTACTTGAATAGTCGAAACCTGATCAGAAGGATAAAAATACCAAAATTGCTTTGGCTCTTTATCCCACAGCTCTGGCCACAGCTTCTTATTGCAAGCCCATTCGATGTTTTTTCTGATAGCGATACTGCTCTTACCAATCTGGTTAGCAGCACAAAGAAGATTCATTCTGTTGCGGGACTCAAAAAACTCTCTAGCCCATGGATAAAACTTCCACCCATATAGGTGCGGTAAATCTTCCCGAAGCTCCTTAATCCTAGCCTTAATAACACTCTGCTGGAAAGTGAGTGGATCAAGGTTTTTCATGCGCGTCATCTCACGCGTCATCTCCTTGAGCTGTCTTTCCTTAGACTTCTCTACGAAAGCATCAATGCGTGCTTCGCGGCTCTGCTTCTTCTTGGCCATCCGTGACCTCTTCAAACTTTAATTCAATGTCAGGTAACTCTGGAATGTCTGGCATCATCATCCGCTGACCATGCCTTGTGACAGTCTCCACATCGTCCAAAATCTCTTGATCACCACTCTTAATCAGAGACTTAATATCTCCGTCATAGTGCTTCAAATACCTGTGCTGATCTCTCTTAGCCTTCTCAATCCTACGCTCAAGAGTCTCAAGATCCTCTAACTGTAAACTACTAACCTGCTCCCTAAGCTGATCTACAGGTTGCTCAGAGTTAAAGTTTACATTCACAGACTTTTGCTCAACTTGCATACGCTGAACAATACCACCCTTTATACGCATATCAGCTAACTGCCATGCCTTCAAAATAAGGGTCGCTACCTTCGTATCTACCTTGCCGTCTTCACCCAACATAGGAAGGTTCATAATTTCTAAAAGACGCTCAGTTCCCTTATGCAAGATATGTCTCATCTGGATCGCATAACTGACCGGCGGGGTAAAGATCCAAAGCATACGCTTATTGTTAGGCTCATAGCCAGATACCCACATCTCCCAGCTCACAGCACCACAGATGATCGACTGTAAAGCCATCTTCTTGCCGCTAGCAGTAGCCGCATTATACTCATCCCAGAACGATAACCTGACACGCTCGTCACGCTCATCAGGCTGGCACTGCGTCCTGATCTCCCTCTCAGTCAGCATCAATGTCCTAGGCAGTTTGTTCCGCACACGCTCTAAGATAGGCACCAATCTAGGAGGCAACCTGTTCAGTAAAGCATCTGGATTTTGAGGGTCATATAAGGCTGAAATAGCCTCATCAGGCACTACCTTCGGCCTACCTGGCTGTCTGGCCATAAAAATACCTCGTTAACATGGTTTTATGAAGATTCTAATATAGCCTTAGTAGGGGAATAAGAATAGTGCAAGGATTGTTTGCGAATTTTTTGAGGGGGGCAATGCAAAAATAATTGCAAGTAGACCCCCACCCCCCCTGTCAGTTTTCTGACACCTGTCAGGAATTTTGACAGTTTGTCCAAACTTTTGACACCTTTGTTAACAGCTTGATATCGCTGCTGTTTGTTTTAAGTACCTGATATCGTTTGCGTTTGCGCTTGCGTTTCCTTTCTTGTTTGCGATTGGAATCTTTTCCCGTCGCCTTACTGGTATCATTGCAAGCTCTGTTCCAAGCTGTAACAGTCTGATATCATTGACAGACACCACTAATAGCGTGTCAATATTTTAGACAGCGGTTCATTTAACACTAGTATTTTGAACGCCTATAGTTATATCCCTGCAGCATCATAGCACTATCTAGGATGTCGCTTTAAAAGGCCGCAAATAGGCCTCTGACGCGTTAGGCTGTCTTAGAATATATCGACATGGTCAGGCAGAGAGAGGGCCTTAAAAACGGTGCTGCAGCGTCTGCCTGTTTTAAATAAATAAGGCGCGATAGTTACGCGCTGACCATATACCTTTCCCTATACCTTTCCCCTAAACACAAAAAAACCGCCTTTCAGCGGTCTTATTTGCTTGCGTGCTTTTTTCCTCACAAACCATGGTTATATACCTTAAGTATATTTTCCTCAGCCACTATCTCTAATGCTTTCTCATAGGCCTCAGCTAGCGTCTTATACATATAGATATCCCTGTCACTCTCATAGGCATAAGCACCCTTATCCCAGTAGGTAGCTAGATAGCTATCATTGCCTAAACTTTCTACTGTCACCCTATACTTGTCATGTTCGACGGTCTTATAGACTTTCATGTTTCACCCTTTTAGTTTTATTTAACACAAACAGGAAACTTAACGCCTAATTTTCTGTCATGTTCGATGTCGTTCATTTCATGAAAATATCTGCAGTATTCTAGATGTTCCAAAAAATGACCGGCACCTTGATTTTTATTTTTAAAGTTGTCCATTAGGTCGTTTGATGTTTTTAGTTTTATGCCGCGATGTTTCAGCCATGTTTCTATTGGCGGTGGTTGAAAGCATCTATTCCAGTCATGATATCCGTCAATGTATTCAACAAACCAATTAGACACCCATCGAACATCCTTCTTACACTTAATTTTTATGTACCTAATTTTCCACTCTTTAGACTGTTTGCTTAGATCCCAACTGCTATCGTTATTTTGTGTTGGTTTTATTTTCATGTTTCACCCCTTAAAATAAGTTTCTGGCGTCGCCACTAACGCGTTTACTTTCTCCGCGCCGTGTTTTTTAATTAGTGCTTTCAGGCCTGACTTACTTATAACCTGTTCACTATCGCCCTGTTTTAATATAACCGCGTCACGATAATCTAATATCTCTCCAGTAACGCTACAAAACATCGTCATAGAACAGAAGTCTCTAAGGATATTTTTAAAGATAGTTTGAGCCATGTGGTCGTTTACTTGTTTCATGTTTCACCTCACATAGTTATTTGTAGTGCTGAAAACATTGCAGTCTATATCTAGCGTCATATTTTTTTGCTGATAATGCGCTATAGCTTCAACCATGATAATGGCCAATTGGTTTAGTGCTTTCTGATGCTGTTCAGCTATATTTTTCTTGGTCGCGCGTTTGTCTGTCCTAATGACTGATTTTAGATAATCAGTAAACATGACAAACTGTAAGATGTTTCCCTCAACTGAACAGACACTAGCCATAGTGGTCAATTGTTTGCTCGTTATGCATTTACTCGTTTCTAGCCTTAGTGTATTTCTTACCAGGAGTCCTGTTTTGTTGTTTAGTTTGATAGTGGTCAACATGGTTATGCCTTTCGTAGAAAATTGGTGGTCGATGGTTGAGGTTTTTTTGCTGATTTTAGTCTTAGTCCGACGATAACGCCCTTAGGGTCAAGGAAACGTAAATCAGATATATCGCCGTCTATAACCGGTACAGTACCAACACGGTCAGGTAACGCTCCACCGTGACGTGACCAAATATCAAAAACCATAGCGACGTTTATGCCACGGTCTAAAATATCAGCCATAACGCGCGTGCTAGTGTTTTCGTTATAGCTATAGGTCATGTGAACATTGAGCAAACGATGGTTTTTGACAGCAAGGTCAGGCCGTTTCGTATACTCCCAAAAAAGCACATCAGGAAAAGACGTATAGACGTCTGACCAGTCTAGATCGCTGCCGCCGTTTAGTCGGACACATGGCATTTTCCCTAGCTTCTTAGCCTTTTTAATTAAGGCGCGGATATCTTTTGCCAGGATATACATAAAACCGGAGCGATTGTTGAAAAGAAAATTAGTCCTTTGTTGACGCGCTAACCTAACCGTTTCCATTATACCGCGGCCGCTTTCAGTGACTAAACAGTGAGCGCGACACCCTTCCGTACTAGCCGGGCATAGACGATGGTCTGCAGCACCCGCTAGATATAAGATAGCCGTTAGATATTTGTCGCTTTCACTCTTAGCTAATTTTGGAGAGCTGATTTCTGGTGTCAGTAGTTTCATTAGAAAGGTACCCCTTCAATGTATGGTTTGCGTTTTTGTTTCTTAGGTTTTTTGGTTTTAGTTTTTTCTGCTACTATTGGCGCGACTGTTTTATAAACGTAGTCATAGAAGTTAATTATTTTGGCCATGATCACGCCCTCTTGATTTCTAGTTTTTTGTAAGCAGTTTTTTTCTCAAACCGCTTTATGGCGTCACCTAGTTCAACGGTTAGTGCTTTTTTGTCCAAGTCAGTCCTAGTGACCTCAGATAGAATCAAAACGATATCGCCTAAAGTGACTACGGTTTGATCTCCCATAAAACCTTTAATTTCGTCTAGTATGGGCGATAGTTCATTCTCTAGTGCTTTTACTTGTTCCCTGATAGTTTGAGCCTTAATTGCTTTTGCTTTGATGTCCATGATGCTTTTCCTTTGTTTGTTCCGGTCGACCATCGACGGGATATAGCCGTTAGTGCATGCATCGTGCCAAGCGACAAACCATTGAACCGCAAGGGCTGCGGGTGTTTTGTGTGTATAATCATTTGACAGTTTGTCTAAAAACCTGACACTTGGCAGGATGGTGCTCTAGTAAAATCAAGCACTTACGACTTGGCGCGGGCATTGCATCATGTATGGTGTGGTTAACGAAAACCACAAAAAACCCAGTGAAAACTGCAGGCTACGGGATATCAATGCCTTACCGCCGCACGCTCACGCGCGCCCAAAATTTTTCCTTTTTTTAAAGCTGGAAAAAACTCCCTATAGGGCTGTTTGGGATTTTGAAATTTGGTTTTTGAAAATCCAAAATCCATTTTGGGATTTGAAGTAATAAACCTGACCATAATTTAAAAGCCCTCAGACTGGCCTAGAATCTCACAAAACAGTTTTCTAATACATAGACTCCAAAAACATTTGAAACGCATCAGAATTGATTTAAACGATTCCAAATATTGCCCTACCACAAATGCCTATAGTTTCACCAAGATGTGCTAGACTTAGGCAAACTGACATACCTTGGGGGCCATTGATGAAGACCTTCTTAGTTTTGCCAGACATTCACGTCCCGTTTCACTGCCGAAAGTACATCAAGCTGGTGACCAAGATCATCAAGCACATAAACCCCGACGGGTTAGTCCAACTTGGTGATGCACTAGACGCCTTCCAGATCTCCGCCTACTCCAAAGATCCATCCCGCAGAAACTTACTTGCCGAAGACATCGAAGACTACAAACAAATCCTCAACGAATGGGCAAGACATCTCAAGCCACATTCACACATTCACTTGCTAGAGGGTAACCACGAAAATCGTTTGTCCAGGTACATTGCTTCTCACTGCCGCGATCTTCACGGTCTTGTGCCAGACTGGAAAACTTTGCTTGGAATCGACATCAGAAACAAAGTTGGTCAACACCACTGGCACTGGCATCCCTATCACAAATGGAATTCTTGTCAGATTGGTGACTGCGTGTTGATGCA